GGATTAACTTTTTCACTAATCTCTACCATTCTATGATGCATGTGTGCAACATTGTTGCTTTGTTCACTTGTTACTTGTTCTACAAAGTCTTTATACTTATTTAGATCTACTTGTGTCAATTTAACCTCTATTAATTTCCAATGTATACATCTGCTGGTTTTTCTTTAGAAAATGCTAGTACACTTTCTGCTTCTACCATTCTTACAGTAAGTTCTTGTTTACCATTATCAATATCAACACCTCTTGTCCAACGGCCGTGTTCAACAAGGATCCAGTCTCCAATTGAATATTCATCTGTGTTGTCTGGACCTTTAGCATAAACTTTACCCCAACGAGGATATATTCCTCTTGACGTTCCGTCATCGTTTGAAATGATCAAACCACTTGCTGTCTTTTGCTCTCCAAAGTGCATATCACAGACAAGCACTCTATTTTTAATAGGTCTTATATCTGCCTTAATACGGTTTATGTTAATTGCCATTTAGTCACCCTTTTGTACAAAGTTGCCATCATCATCTTCTACCCAATCCTCATTAGTAACTTCTAGTGGATCCGGTGAAGATGTAACCTGTTCGTCTTTGGCTACAGGTAATTCATCAGTTACTCCTGGGTTTTCAGCTCTGTGATCAGCAAGTATTTGTTCTCTTGTACGAATAATTTTACCACCTGGGCCTAATTCGTCACCACGTGCATTGACACGAGCATTTCCTACTGCTGGAGTAAGTTCGTTTTTTTGACGCAATAAATCCATATCAATAGATTTACCCTGCATTGTTTTATAGACTTTACGTCCTGTTTGTTTCATTGGCATATGTGATACCTCCTGTTATATGCTTACTTATCTAAGGAACTCTCGCCAATCCAGGTCATATTGGATTGAATTTATACGATGCACCCCGATCAAATATAACACATAACTTGCTACACTTGATCCTCTACCTACACCCCATACAATATTATTCTCACGCATAAAGTCTACAAGATAGATCATATAGCGTAAAAGATCATACATGTTACGTTCTTTAAACGCTTGCAGTTCTTCTTCTACTCTTGTAGCTTCTTCTGGTGATAGACATTTTGGCATGATATAATTATGTATATTAATGGCTTTGTATGCGTCAGGCATAAACCATTCACTTTGACATACACCGTCAAAAGTCTTTTGATCTACATCTAATGGGATATACTTCTGTAGTTTGTCAAAACCTTGTTCTTCCATAGCGGCATTGAACTTGTCTACATCGTCATCTGCATCGCATAGTACTACGTGAACTTTGTCCGCATGACCACTATATATCATATCTATTAAGTCGCGATTACTAAATCGTGGTATACCGAGGTCGTCTGTTTTCATAAGCATTAGTATATATTAACTGATGTTAATAAGATTGTCAAGATCTTTATTGTCATCATCTAAAGAATTTTGCATACTTTTTTGTATACGCGAACGTTGTTCTTCTTTTAGATCATCTAAGATCAACAAAATTTGTGATTTTACTTCACTGTTATTAGTTTGCCAGTACTTTTTTGAAAGTGTTGCAATTTTTTCTGAAAGTTCATTTTCAGTAAGATTTTTTGCATCATCATACAAAGGATGAGACATTTTATGAATATTCGCCTAAATATCTTGCAAATACAGTGGTACCTGAATTTGTAGTCCAAACTTCTATGATTTTTGGATTTGTTTCTGAATTTATTGTGAATGGTGTAGGGAAACCTGTTCCATACTTTATTGTGCCACCACTTGATGCAAATGTAACATTGTAAGGACCGCTATTATCAGATGTGATAGCAAGACGCAGTTGACCCAACTTACCTGATACTGGCCACTCATCAAAAGTTAACACTAGTGAGTCTGCTGTAATCTGAACAGTTTGATAGTTTCCATCTGTCCAGTTAATGGCCTGACTTGTACCAATAGAACCTTTGTTGGCAATTTCTTCACTATTAGCAATTAAATTCGCACCAGACAAATCGTTACCACCAAAGTTATTACTTGTGTTAAGTTTTGCAGTATTTTCTTGTAGAGTAGTAATTTCGGTTTTTGCAGTGGCTAGACTGTTTTTTATAGTTGTAAAATTGTCTCTAAAACCTTGACTGTCATTATCCTGCCCTGCTACAGGATATAATCCATCAATATCGGTACTGTTTATTTGACTTGCCATATTTCTTTTCTCCAAGTATATTTATCATTGTTAAACATTGAATTTGTAATTTGCGAAAGCAATATATTGTTCTTTAGAATTGCCTTCTGTAGTATCTATCACATATCTATCAATGTCGTAGTTAAATTGATTAAACTTAATTCCAGCATTATCTATTGCTAATTTAATACTGGTGCTTTGTCCAGGTTTAGTATATACTAACGGAATAGCGGTAATGTATCCTAATCTCGCAATACTTCCTGGCTGGGCTGTTCTCATCCACAAAGGCAAATAGTTTATTTCTGTTTCGCCTAGTTCTTTAATATTGTTACGCATATTGCTTATGTTAGATATGTAACGGGTAAGGTCATTTTTTCCATCAATAGTTAAAGCATCGCTATCAACCCTTATTGTATTTTCAGGTGTTGGTCTAAATCTATAAGGTTCAAAAGTTCCTGTTTGTAATTCTACCAAACTATCTAACTGATCTCGAATACCTACATAAAATCCATCGCTTGTTGGAATAGTTAAAATATTGCCATCTCTGGTTGTTATTGTAAGGCTAGGAAGGAATTCTATTGTAACATTACTAAAACGTCTTGTACCTACTGTTAAAATGTCCGGATCATATAAATCAATCGCTTCTCCTGCAACAGTATAACCATCAGAAGTATATCTTTCTTGATCTACACTTACCTCTTGTGTGTTGTTAATAGTAATTTTATTTTTTGTTTTACCTGTCGTGCTTTCAGCAGGATCTATCACTTCTACGTACACAACTTCGTAAACAATATTATCTGTACCAGGAGTTTTTGCAATAGCAGTTTTTACTTCTCCTAGTTTAAATTTCTTTCTTATATGGTTTTTGGCTACAGCTGAAACATAGTATTCAATTAGTTTAGTTTCAATTCCAGCATATATAAGCATCTGTAGATTTTTTTGTAAACCAAAATTAGGATCATTAGGTCTATAAATTTTAGTAGCATCAAAAATATTATTATCAGTAACAATAGATGTTAAAGCGTCTCTTTGTGATTGTTTTAGGAATGGTCTAACAAAAATATTACTGTACAGTTTATCGTCAGGATCAGTTACACTGATTGTAAATTCTCTTTCAATTTTACTATAACCAAAATGATCTCTAACAGATGCTGTAAATTTAAATTCTCTATCAACAGAAGTAGTGTTTCCATCAAAAGTAAGATTTTGACTGTCAAATACTGTTAGTCCAGGAGTATCTGCTGTTCCAAAACTATTAATCTTTCCTATTAACTCGCCATCTGGACCTAGTCTTAATCCCGGAGGTAATGTTCCGCTTTCTAGCACATAAAGTAAATTAGCATTTGGTACAGTAGATGTTGCACTAATTGATAGCGTACTTATATAGTTACTGCTTATTAATCCTAGATTAGGATTGCTAGTCCATTGCAAAACACTATCTATTTCTCCAAGTAATTTAACTGTAAAAGTTTTGTCTTTGAATGGTGGAGCCTCTGTTGCATTTACCTGTGTTCTAGTTGCTCTAATACTAAATTTATATTCTATAGTTACTGCAGGTTGATATGGTACACGCCCTGCAATTTCGCCTGACTGTTCGTCTAGTTGCATTCCTGGAGGTAATGCGCTTGCACTACCATCATCATTTGTTGCAAGAAGTGAGTAAGTGGTAATACCAGTTACATCATTAGGATCAATAGTATCAAGATAAAGAGTTACATAATTGTTTGCTCTTCTAAATCCAAAGTTTCTCGGAGTAAGCCATATTGGATTTCTAACGTTGGTAACATCAGCAGTAAACAATCCATTGGCAACCTGCATCACTGTGTTATCTGCTCTAAGGAAATCATCTCCTACAACATAGATTTTAAAAGTTCTGTCTGTTGTATTATCTCCATCGGAAACTCTTACTGTAAATTCATAGTATCTATTTAATTTACGCGGACTTTTAGTTGGCGTTGATTTATCATATGTAGCAACATCATAAAAGAAACTATCAAAACCGTTGCCAGATCTTACACCAAAATCATATGGAAATGTGCCATACACATTTGAATCATAGTTACCACTGCCTGCAGGTTTTTCTAATGCAAGTATAGGGTCTACCACACCTACTAATCTACCATCTACTGTTAGTTGTATTCCAGGAGGTAAATCTCCTGTTTGTAAAAAATATTCTAGATTGTCACCAGCAGATACATCTGGATCAGTTGCCACTAACTGAAAATCCAAAGGACTGCTGTCGATGATAAAATAAGTATCGTTGTTACCCACTGGTAAGAGATCTTCAGGAGTTGTCCAAACTGGATCGTCTGCACCTACAACTATTACACTGTAAGTTCTGTCAGAAACAACATCGCCTAGTTTGGCTCTTACAACAAAAGTATACTTTGTATCTCTAACTACTTCAAACGGAGTTCCTACAAAATTTGCACCTTCAAGTCGCATACCACGAGGAACCTCCCCAGCAATAACACTTATTGTCATTCCAGTAGATTCTAATGGCAGATATCTGCCATTTAACGGCAACGCGATTGTAAGGGTTTTTCGTTCTTCTATTGTCGCAAGCGTTTTTTCAGATTGCAGTGTCCAAAAGTCTGCCATATGTACTCCTTATAATGTATTTATCGGAGTTATACTAATGCACCTTGATCAACTTCTGTAGCATTTGGTGTTAAGAAAGACCCAAAATCAACATCTAAATTTAATACTAACCAATCAGAAAAACTACTAGCAGTAGGTAACACAGCACCAAAGTCAAATCCAAATAAGAAAGTATTTAAATCTCTTACATCAATACCGTGAACAAGTCCTGTAACATTACCAATAAAAGAGGTTGCACTTATTGTATTTGCTTGTGTGATATTAAAAGCATTGGCATCTAAAGATCCACCTAGCGTAGGACTTGTATCTAGTTCTACTAAACCATCTCCTTGCACATCAATAAACACATCTTCTGAAGTTACTCTTGTTAGTGTGTTGTTTCCACCTTGAATTCTAATAGTTTGATTACCTGCAGGTATTACAACACTGCCGCTGTCAGATACAACAATTAATTGTTTGAGTGCTGCATCACCGGTGATAGTTAGACTGTTTCCGCCGCCACTTAAACTTATATTGGACCCTGCTACAATACTTCTAAATTGCAGTGTGTTGTCACTTTTTTGTGCAAAAATACCTTCACCTATACCAAGGTTTTCACCGTCTGAACCTTCTGCAATACTTAACTTTGTATCTAGTTCTGAAAAATTACTGTTTACCTTTGCAAACGCTTCACGAAGATCATCACCTGTTCCATCGTTTGCAATATTTCCTATGTTAATAGTTTGTATGGTCATTTATGTCTCCGTTACAATGCCGCTATGGCTGTTTGAAAATCTCCGTAGGATGCCGCACCAGCTACAATACTTTTAAGTGATGCTATGCTTATGTAACCAGGAATAGTTCCGTTAGTTCCGTCTACGATAATTGTACTGTCTGCTGCTAATACACTACCGGTTACATCACCAACAACTAGTCCTGTAAATGTATCGCCTTGAGATACAATAGAACTTGTACCAGTTAGTTCTGTAAAATCTACGTTACTGTTTACGAAAGCCGCACCATTCCATTTTAGCACTTGGTTTGCCGCAGTTGATGTAGTAACAACATCACTAAGTTCACTAATGCTTTGGCTAGTTAAGTCTATGCTTACATCTGCAAGATTGCCCGGTTCATATCTTCCTAGAATGGCATCATATATTAATGCTTGACCATCTGTAGGAGATGTGCTTCCAACATTGGCTAGTGTTTCTATTGTTGTTGGAATAGTTGGTCTACCTGTTAATGAACTATATTGTCCATCAAATAATGTTGGACGATTGTCAAGATCTGTGTAACTATTTGTAATTGCTACTGTTGCAAGATCTATCCCATTTATGTTTACGTTAGAACTATCAACAACCAAACTGCCAACCGTAAGTGTTCCACTTGCAGTTATGTTTACAGCATTTACAATACTATTAGTACTAAGATTCAAACTATCATTTGCTGGTAGTTCTTTTATCTTGTTGTTATCTGTTGCATCTATTACTAGTGGATATCTTACTGCCATTTTGTTTTCCTATATCTATATTTAGTGTAGATCTGCCCAGCCAGCAACACTGTCGTTATTTGCGTCTGCAGCATATCCTTGAAACTTTCCTGTTGTTGTGTTG